TATCATTAGTCTCTTTAGGCAGATAGATCATCAACCCTTAATTGCACAACTTGAAAAGACATTCCTTGAAAAAGCACTTCTTTTGGCTAGTGAACTTAACTCAATGGACGATAGGGCGTCTGCGAAGCTTAACAACCTGGTCAAAGCAGTTGAGACAATACAAAACCGTGATCCCATAAACCTGGCAGATCAGGTTAAGGACCAGCTGAAAAACGGCGGGTCAGGAGTGACGGTACAGATACTTAATCAAATAAACTGATGGCGCTCTCGCAGGTCATAAAACCCGACAAGGAATCTATACCGCCGGGAGAGCTTCAGAAAGCCCACAGGGAAAATATGGCCTCCCTCTGGTCAAAATATAAGGTATCTGAACAGCAGTTTCGAGACCTCATGGACGCACAGAAAGGGCAGTGCCTGATCTGTCTCCAAGATTTCGGCCTCGTAGAAAAACGGGCGTGTCTGGATCACGACCACTACACCAAGCAGCCTCGCGGGTTACTGTGTACACAGTGCAACACACGCATCGGCTGGCTGGAAAAGAATATTTATCGACTGATACCGTACCTACAGCAACGCTGACTCTATGAACATACAGCTCCCCATACTTGCACCCAGAGATTACCAGAAGTCGACCTGGAACTACATGCTCCAGGAAAAGCCTGGGCTGCGGGGAGTTACAGTCTGGCCAAGGAGGAACGGTAAGGATCTCACGGCCATCAATATCCTAGCGGCTAAAGCGATTCAGCGGAAGGGCCTGTATTACTACATCGCGCCCTTCGCGAATCAGGTACGTTCCATCATATGGGACGGCTCAGATGGCTCCGGTAAACGGTTCCTAGACTACATACCGCCGGAAATTATCACCAGAAAGCTAGACCAGCAGATGAAGATATGGTTGAGCAACGGCTCCCTGATTCACCTGGTAGGCTCAGATAACCCGGATGCAGTAGTCGGCACTAACCCCCTGGGCATAGTTTTTACCGAGTTTTCCTTACACAAGCCAGGTATCTGGGGCTACATGCGCCCGGTTCTAGCAGAAAACGGCGGCTGGGCTCTATTTAACGGGACTCCTCGCGGGATGAATCACTTCTACGATCTCGCGAAAATGGCAGAAGAAAACCCCGATTGGTTTTATGAGCGCCTCACGTGCATCGATACGGGCTATCCGTCTCTTCAAGAGATAGACGCCGAACGAAAAGCAGGGATGCCTGAGTCACTCATCGAGCAGGAGTTTTATGTTTCTTGGTCAGCATCGTCAGAAGAGACTCTGATTCCCTTGGACAAAGTCGAAATCTGTGTTAATTTGGATCTTCCTCCTGAATCCTATAACTTTGCACCAAGGGTAATCGGGGTCGATCCAGCGTATGCCGAAAAGGGCGATAGAGCAGTTATTATCAGAAGACAGGGAAGGAAAGTATTTGAGCCGGAGGTTTTCCAAGGAATCGACCCAATGGCACTCGCTACTAGAGTGGCTGCGATCCTGCGGGACTGGAAAGCACACTATTGTTTTATCGACGCAGGCCGCGGAGAAGCTATCTGGTCAAGACTTTACCAGCTGGGGTTTGAAGATCGAGTTATCCCAGTTCACTTCGACGGTGCCACCTACGACGATCTGTACCATCGTAAAAAAGACGAAATGTGGGGACGAGCCAAGACCGCCATCTGCGATCCAGAACGACCCCTTGACTTACCAGACGTAGAAGGGCTGAAGCGGGACCTGTCTGCCCCTACGTTTGAGATTAATGATCGGGGCAAAATGCAGATCGAATCCAAGAAAGAGCTGAAGAAGCGTGGGTTTCGATCCACTGATCTCGGTGACGCCCTGGTACTCACATTTGCTGAAGAGCTTGACGAGACCCCGGTACTTACACCGGAAATGGAAGCCCTGGGCGTTACCGAGAATATGTTGATGAAGATGTATAAAAGCGATAACGGTACTCAGCAGGACGACTACGATCCGTTATCGTACATGGACAGATACTCTGCCTCCAAGGGTAACTTCGTATGATAAGTGTCAAGCCACTGCTCACCATGGGCAAGGATGAGGTACAGACGTACTGGCAGACCCTGTACATGTACGACACCCTGCGGTTCAGGTTGTGCGACCTAGATAGCCCCACCTGGTCAGATGTACTTGATATGATAGTTCGTATGGGCCAGAATATGTACTGCATCCTCGATGATGGTAGAATCGTGGGTGAGTTTATGCTGGAAGGGTTCACGGGTAAATCAGCCCAGATACACTTCAGCATGCACCCAGATAATAAATATAAAGATACTCTGACATACGCGAGGTATACCCTGGACCAGATATTAAACCATTGGAAACATAAAGATGGTACGTGGTATCTCGATTCGCTGTATGGTATCATCCCGATATCGAACAGAGCGTCATGCATAACCTGTCTTAAATCCGGTTTCAGAAAAATCGGTATCCTGCCCAGTGGAATGAGATGCCAGGGCAGAATCGAAGACGCGACCATAACAGTAATGGAGGCCTCAGATGGGCGGTAGCGGAGGCAAAGGGCTTGGAGACGCGCTGCAGTTTGTTTTTGACCCAGCGGGTTTTACGATAGATAAAGTACAGAGCAGAACACCTCTTAGAAACTTAGATTTTATTCAGTCGTTTACCAATACAGTTCAAGGGCCCGTGCAGCATCTTAATAATTACGGGGCGGGGACCGAGGCATTCATGCAGCCAAAGCAGCACGCTGGGTCAGGGTGGATTGGTAATATAGTAAATCCCATTCTGGGTAGCCAGAACGATTTACAGCGCCAGGAAGACGAAACAAATATACAGGCGTGGAATGACTATTTCACTGGTAAGAATCGGCCTAAGCCAACGGTCACAGACTATGGTGGGCTCTTTAAAACCGAATCCCAAACCGGGACTTCATTGTTGGAGGAAACTTAAATGAGCGGGTCAGGTAAGGGAGATCAGACTTCCAGGCTGCAAGACGGCTATAACCGAGGCGCGACAGCGTATCAATCTGGTCAGACCATACAGGGTTCTGGGGTTACACCAGGAGCGTCCAATCTATCCGATGCATGGATAACTGGTTTTAATCAGGCGGCAGCGGCAGCACAGCGGCAGCAGCAGCAAGAAGCCATGATGGCTCAGATGTTTTCAGGATTCGGACACGCGGCGCCCGTAAGTACAGGCCCTTCGTATGAACAGCAGCAGGCAGACCAGCAGGCTGAGTATGATCGTCGTATGGAAGAACAGCGAGTAGCCCAGGGTAGAGCAGATACCAACGCAGCGTATAGCGATTATCTGAGTGCTGCGAACTCCGCTACAGATTATATCAATACTGAGATTACTAAACAGCAGGCCAATGCTGATTTACTCGGTATCGATTTTTCGATTACTGATGAGCAGAAGCAGGAGCGCATTAACAATTACTTCGCCACAATCTGGGATGAGGGCAAACAAAACACTCTAGATTCTCTCAGAGGACAGTTCGGCGACCCGGATGGCTTCGGTGGATTCAGTGTAGTGCGTGGTGATCCTAGCAAGTACACGGGCAAAGGCAAGGGTAAAGAAACCTTAGTTACTGCTTCATCTGGTCAAAAAGCGAAAACTCTCTTAGACACTGAGGAATATGCTCTCGGTGCCTCAGGAACCTTAGGAGTATAAGATGGGCAGTAAAGGCGGAAGTAACATAACTCCACCACCCCCATCAGATACTGGAGGCGGAGAGGATATGTCAGGGCTTATGATGATGATGGCCATGGCCAAGATGATGGAAGGTATGCAGTCAAGTGCGGCTATGGAAATGCCTCAGCAGCCCCAAATTATCCAAGTGCCTCCGGTCGCAGAGACCCCAGCGGTTGACTGGGTCGCAGAGCAGGAGTCACTTAAAGCGAAAATGCGTGCCGACTACATGGCAGATACAGATAAACAGAAGGGTAGAGCTAAGACGGTTCATACTAAGTCATTGCTTGACGACGAAGATGAAGAAGCTACTACTACAACTAAATCGATACTAGCAGGTACTTGATGAAAGCTCCAGAGAATCTCGGTTACCAGAAGATAGTTAGCAGCAACGAGGAGCTTAAAGACGAACGCTCTGAGTGGGAAGCTGAGTGGCGCACTATATCCGAGTATCTGTTACCTGGGCGAGGGGTCTATCAGTCACTGTCTAAGCCAAGAAAACGGAAGCTTACCTCACCGAAAGTAGTAAACAACATGGCTGAAGACGCCTTGTATGTACTTACATCAGGTATGCACGGCAATCTAACATCACCGTCGCGTCCATGGTTTAAGCTCTCTTGGTCAGATTCGCGTTTGAAGTATATCGAGCCCCTAAAGAGGTGGTTACAACAGGCCGAAGAACTGATGCACGAGAAACTTCAAGCCTCGAATTTCTATGCTGTGATAAACAGTTTCTATGTCGAGTACGCGGGATTTGGTACTGGTAGCATGTACGTGGGCAGCGATACTGATGATGACACTGTACCCTTTCGTTTCGAGCTTCTGACTGCGGGAGAGTACACGGTATCTTTTAACTCTAAAGGTTTGTCAGATGGGTTTTACCGAGTAATTTTTAAGACTCAGCGGCAGCTAGCTGAGATGTTTCCCGATACTGTATCACCCGATATTAAGAAGCGGGTAAAGCAGAATGAAGGTGGGATTGATAAGCCTTATGCGGCCATATTGGAAGGCGTAGTAAAGCAGCCGTATCAGGATAAACCGTTTACTCAGGTATATTATGAGCTCGCCACGTCTAGTGCTGGCGCCCGAAGCGTGGATAGTCAGACTCCCTTAAGAGTTAAAGGGTTCTACGAGTTTCCGTATCCCGTAGGACGGTGGGGAACTATTGGGTCAGATACTTATGGTATAGGTCCCGGCAGTCGGGCGCTCCCAGATATCAAGCGGCTGCAAGAAATGGAAAAAGCGTTTCTCATGGCGGCTCATAAGACTCTGGATCCACCGCTCAACGCCCCTGCGCGTATGCGCGGAAAACTAAATACCCTACCTGGCGGGTACAACTACTACTCGAATCCTAACGAGAAAGTAGAGCAGATGTACCAGGTAAATTTCGATTATAACGGCATCAGTAACGCCATTGAGCGCGTCGAGCAACGGATTCAACGAAACTTCTTTAATGATATATTTTTAACAGCGTCTCGTGATCCTAACGCGTCGCCTCTTAAGGCTCGTCAGGTGGATGTGCATGAGATCGAGAAGATGCTGCGACTTGGACCAGTCATTGAGAGACTACAACACGAGTTCTTTCAGCCGATTATTGAACGTTGCTTTAACATCATGCTGAGAAAAGACATGTTTGAGCCGTTGAGCCCAGAACTTGCACAGATGGCCAGTGAGTACAAAATCACTCTGGTTAGCCCACTTGCGTCGGCGCAGAAAGCGTCAGCGCTTCAAGGTATCAATTCCTTCTTGGCATTCATTGGTCAGGCGGCACAGTTTGACCAGGGTATCATGGACAACGTTGATATTGATGAGGCTACTCGTGAGTACGCTGACATAACTGGTGTCAAGCTCGGTATCTTGAGAACTGAAGAAGACGTAGCAGCCATACGGCAGCAGCGTCAAGCGGCTCAGCAAGCTCAGCAGCAAGCAGAAGCTCAGATGCAGCAGCAAGCAATGGCTACACAGATGAATGCAGAGCAGGCGTCAGCGCAGAAAACACAGGCTGAGGCTGGCGTGACACTACTTGAAGGCCAGCAGATGGCTCAGGATATGGGTATGATATGACCGCAGAAACGGATCACGAAGTATTTAACGCCAATGTCCGTGAGTTACTTAGTAAGTCATTTGGCAAAGAAGTTATATGGCACATTTTATCTATGTGTAATATATACGGGGATACCTTTACAGGCAATTCCCACACGTATTATTTAGAAGGAAAACGCGCTGTCGGACTTGAGATTTTACAGATGCTTGAAGATGCTGACCCTACAGCGTATCCTAAATTGTTGCTGAGTCAACAGAAACTAAACGAGGATTGATATGCCAGATGAATTACAAACCCCAGCAGAACCGTCACAGGAACCTGCCGCGGATGTAACTCCTAAGGTTGAAACACCTGAAGTTACACCTGAAGTAAAAACAGAAGTAGCACCAGCGCAGCCAACTACTCCACAAGAGAAGACAGCCGAGCCAGGAGACAAACCTCCGGTTGAACGAGTCGTACCCGAAGTGGACGGTTACAAGTTGCCTGAAGGTATACCTGCTGAAGTTAAGCAGTTTGCCAAGGATAATGAGTTTACGCAAGCGCAGCTCGACGCCACCTTGACTAAGTTTGGTGGAATGCTGCAATCGTCTAAAGAAGCTGAAGCTGTCGCTCTTCGCGAGTTAGGTGAAGCCCAGCTTGAAAAATGGGGCGATAATGCGAAAACTAATCTTTCCCTGGCCAAGAAAGCCCTAGCTCAGAATGACCCGGATGGATCGTTGACTAAGGCTTTGAATGCATCAGGCTGGGGTAATCATCCAGCAGTTTTAACTTTCTTGTATAACATTGGAAAAAGTATGCAGGAAGGCGGGTATTTGAAGAGTGCGGTGAATAGGCCAGCAGGCCAGAAGACACTTGCACAGACTATGTATGGGGACGGTCACCCCAGTAACTCTTAAGGAGTAAAGTATGGCTTTTACATTGTATAATGGCGGCGAGTTGCCGAATATAGTTACGGTAACCAAGCGCATGGATCCGGATGGCAAAATTGCCAAGATCGCAGAAGTGCTTCAGCAGTTTAACCCTATCCTGGAAGACGTGCCAGTTCTTGAAGGTAACCTCCCAACTGGTCACCAGATCACTGTTCGATCTGATCTTCCTTCAGCAACCTGGCGTAAGTTGAACTATGGTGTTCGTCCTACCAAGAGTGAAACCACTCAGGTAACCGAAACTATGGGTATGTTGGAAGATTACAGCGAAGTTGATAAAGACCTCGCTATGCTGAATGGTAATTCAGCTGAGTTCCGTATGTCAGAGGACATGCCTCACCTTGAGTCTATGTCGAATACCATGGCAACGACTCTGTTTTACGGTGATACTGCTACCAATCCTGAGCGTTTCATGGGCCTTGCGCCACGTTATGACATTATTGGCGCCCCCGCTGATAAGCCTACAGCTCAGACAAACTCAGCGTATCTGAAGCATATCATCAATGCTGGTGGTGATACTGCCAGTAAGCAGACTTCTATTTGGTACATTCACTGGGGCGAGAGTACTGTTTTTGCCACGTTTCCTAAGGGCTCTCAAGCTGGTTTGCAGTCTCGTGATCTCGGTGAAGTTACTCTGTTTGACAATGATGGTGGCCGGTATCAAGGTTATCGTACGCATTACCAATGGAAGATGGGTTTCTGTGTTAAAGATTGGCGTTATATTGTTCGTATTGCTAACGTTGAGCTGGCTGATATGGAAGACGCGGCAGCTCAGAAGTCTCTGTACCACGCCATGATCAAGGCCAAGTATACAGTTCCGCAGACCAACATGGGTAGAGGAGTATTTTATGCTTCTCCTGCAGTCCATGCAATGCTGGACATCGCGGCTGTTGAAAAGTCTAACGCGGCTCTCGGTTACGCCAATATCTTCGGTAAAGAGGTACTCACTTTCCGCGGTGTGCCTATTCGGTCATGTAACGCAATTCTCGAGACTGAAGCAGTCTTGACATAATAGGAGGTAGGAAATGATTCTTGATAAGAACACAATGTTTGCCGATGGTTTGGCGCATAATGGAACCCCTACAGTAATTGACATGGAGTCAGTTCGCCCGGGTCCAGGCACGCCGATTAAAATCTTTGTCCAGGGTTCTTCAACTCTAGCCGGGTGTACCGGCGTAGTTATTACCGACGGTGCGACTGATGCCGCAGCTGACGCTCATACGTCTCATACGTGCACTCTCGCAGGCAAGACCATTGAGCTGGAATTGCCCTCAGATATAGCTAGGTATGTTAAGCTTGATCTCATTGGCACTACTACTGCAGGCACTTGGTCTGCTGGCGTAGTTCTTCCTGGTATCCAGACTGC